GCCGAGGGGCTGCCCGGCCGCAGGATGCCGCCCGGCTGGCCCGCCACCCGAGCCCGCATCCTCGACCGCGACGGGCACCGCTGCCGCTGGCCATCCTGCCCGGCCCCCGCTGCCGAGGTGCACCACATCCGGCCCGGCGTGGAGGCCGACCACCTGCTCGTCTCGCTCTGCTCTGCGCACCACCTGCGGGTGACCGAAGCGCAGGCCGCCCTCGCCCGCGGGGCGACACCGCCCGCCGTGCCGGGGTGGCTGCTCGGCCAGCCGAGCCCGCCGCCGAGCGCAGCAGGTGACCGGCTCCGGGCGGTGACCGATCTCGCCGCGGTGACCGGCGCAGCCGGTGACCGGACGCCGAGGGTGACGACGCCCGGCGAGCCGGGCAGCGCTCCCACCTGCGACGACGCGGCGCGTCGCCGGGGGTGGGGGGTGACCCCTCCGTCCCGCGCAAGCGCGGGGGGCGGTACCCGTGCCCGCGCGAAGCGCGGCAGGTTTCGGCCTTTTTGGTCACCTCCGGTGACCGGCGAGGCCGTCGTCGCAGGCCAGCGGCCTGCGCGTCCCGAGGGGCCGGTCGCCTGCGGCGATCGTCACCCTGCGGAGCCGGTCACCGAGCGCGTCGGCCGCCAGGCGGCCCCCGGTCGCCTAGCGGAGCCGGTCACCGTGCGCGCTGGCCGCTGGCTGGCCGGGTTCGCGGGCGACTTCCGGCGCGGGCTGGATTGGTGGCAGTGGTGACCGACTCCCGAGAGTGGGCAGCGGCCCGCGACCGCGACATCGCGGCCGAGCTGCGCCGCGACATGGCCGCCGCGGTCGCGGACCCGCAGACCGCTGCGCACAACTGGCTGGCCCGGCTCACCGCCGAGGGCGGCACGATGCCTGAGTGGTGGCATGTCCTCAAGCTGGCCGAGGAGGCGGGCGAGGCCGTCCGCTCGTGGCTGCGGCTGCGGGGGCTGGCCCGCGAGCACGCCGAGCCCGCCGAGCTGGCGGGCGAGCTGGCCGACGTGGTGATCACCGCGTTCGTGGTGGCCGAGCTGCGCGGCCTGGACCTGCCGCAGGCGATCGGGGTCAAGCACGCCGTGCTGATGACCCGCGACCTGGGCGACCTGGGCGGGCGCGCCCGTGGCTAGCCGCTCGCCCGGCCAGGAGATGGCCGAGCAGATGGCCAAGGCGATGGACGGGCTCGGCCGGGCGCTGGGCGCGTACCTGGCCGAGGTCGGCGCGGCGCTGGCACGGGCCGGGGTCGTGGCGGCCCCCGGTGCGCGGGCCGAGCGGGGCGACCCGACCGGCGACGGGCCGCTCGATGGGTAGGCGCGGCCCGGCCCCGGCCCCCACGTCGCTCAAGCTCGTGCGGGGCGACGAGCGGCGCCGCATCAATACCGACGAGCCCCGCCCGGCCGCGCTGCCGGTGGTCAAGCCCGGCTACCTGTCCAAGCTCGCGGCCGAGGAGTGGGACCGGGTGGCCCCGCACCTTGAGGCGATGCGGACGCTGACGGCGGCCGACACCACGGCGCTGGCGGTCTACTGCGAGGCCGTGGCCCGGTGGCGCGGCCTGGCCGAGCTGGTGGCCAAGTCCCCGCCCGTGATCCAGCGCGAGGGGCTGCTGGTCAAGAACCCGGCGTACAGCCAGGCTCGTGACGCGGCGATCGAGGTCCGCATGTTCGCCCGCGAGTTCGGGCTGACGCCCTCGGCGCGGGCCGGGATCCGGGTCGACGTGCACCACCACGCCGAGGGCGCGGCCCGGCTGCTGGGCTGACATGCGCGCAATCTGCGCGTAATTGCTGCACGGGTGTTTCACGTGGACCCGCGCCCGGCCCGCTGGGCAGCTCTGGGCTCGCTGTGGGGGCTGTGCCGCGTGGTGCCCGGTGTGGTTGTGTGGGGGCACGGTGGCAGCCGGGCACAGAGCCGTACAGAGCCGAGCCGCTGGCCACCGGGCTAGGCTGACCCCCGACACTCACCCAGGAGGACACGATGGCAGCAGAGAGCATCCCGGTCGAGCTGTATCTCCCGGCAGGCGGCGACGTTTCCGGCATGACCGCCACCAAGAACGGCGTCGAGTACGTCCCGACCGAGCTGTGCCCGGTCTGCTCTGCGGTGGTGCCGCAGGCCAGGGCCGACCAGCACGTCGCCGCCCTGCACCCCGCGCCGCCGCCCGAGGTCGCCCCGGCGTTCTGAGACAGCAACGCCCGCCCCGGGCCGGGGCGGGCGGCTGCTGGGCTCACAGCTCGGCGCGGGGCACCTCCCGGCCGCAGGTCGAGCAGTATTCGGTCTCTCGCTCGGTGGCGAACACGCCGGGGTGGATGCACCGCATGGCGGGGCTCGGCGGCGGCTCGTGGGTCTGGTAGGTGCCGGGGGCCGGGATCTGCTGGTACGCCAGCACGGCGGCCTCGATGCTCCGCTCGACCAGCACCCGCAGGATCCGCTGTAGCTCGGCGCGGCTCGCGGTCTCGATGAACTGCTCGGTCTGCTGCTGCGGGCTGGCGGCCATCAGACGGCCCACCCTACGGCGGCTTCCATCGCGTCACCGAGCTGGGTGTGCCGGTCGGCCTGGCCGTCGACCCCGAACGGCAGCACCGCGCCCCGGTCGTAGGTCACCAGCACCGGCTCCGCGTCGGCGGGTGCCCCGTGCTGGATCACGCCCCAGGCTGCGGTGAGCAGGGCTCCCTCGGCGTGGTCGGGCCGGTCGGGGTGGTAGGTCCCGCCCAGCCAGAAAGCCAGGGCGTGGGCGGTGCGGGTCATCACCTCGCGGCGGCGTGGTGGCACGGCCTCGGCGTCGACCAGGTACCGCACGGGGCGGCTCTTGCGGGCGGGCATCAGGCGGCCCCCCCGTCCGTGGTCGGGACCGGGTGCGGGTCGCTGCCCGGCCAGTTCTGGTAGGGCTGGCACGCGGCTGCGGAGACCTTGGTGGTCCCGTCGCCCTTGATCACGGTGATCGGGGCCTTGCCCCAGATGATGGCCACCACGACCAGGGCGATCATGCCCGCGAACAGGCTGGCGGCGATTATGCCGATGGTGCGCAGTACCGGGTGCCGCCTGCGGCTGGCGCGGCTGGGCGCGGTAGGGGTGTGCTGGGTATTGGCCCAATGGTCCGGCCCGTGCGGGCGGCCCATCGGCACGGTCGTGTCGCTGGGGCGCGGGTTCAGGGCGGGGGTGGGGCGGGTGCGGGTGTTCATGTCGGGGTGGTTCCATTCCCTAAAGGCTGGCCCCCCGGCCGGGCGGCCGGGGGGCGGGTGGCCGTCTGTTACTCGGCGGCCGGGGTCTCGTCGGTGGCCGGGGTCTCCTGGGTGCCCTCGGCCGCATCCTGGGCGGCCTTGGCCTCGTCCGGGTTCAGGTCATCCACCCGGCCCAGCTCCGACTCAAGGGCGGCATCCCGCACGGCCTGCTCGGCTGCGGTCTTCTCGGCCGCCTTGGTGGCCTTGGACTTGCTGCCCTTGCCGGTCTTCGGGCCGGTGGTCGCGGGGGCCGGGTTCTTCGGGGCGGCCTTGGCCTTGTCGGTGGCCTCACCGAACAGGTCGGCCACCTTGACGCCCAGGGCCTTGGCGATCACCTCGGCGCGGGTCAGGTCGACCTTGGCCACGGTGTCCAGGCTCAGCCTGCGCATCTGCGACGGGTTGAGCCCGTGCTCGCGGCTGACTGCCATGATCGACTTGCCGGTGGCCGCAATCGCCTTGGCGATGGCCCCCTTGATCGGGGTCACCGTCTTGTCGCCGCCCTTGGCTGCGGTGATCACGACCGGGGCCTGCTTGACGGCCGGGGTCTTCGGGGTCTTGGGCTCGACCACCAGGCGGGGGGCCTCGGCGGGCACCACGGCCCAGAACTTGGTCGCATTCCCGAACGCCCCGCCCTTGATGGCCCGGCCGTTCGCCGACTTGAGGGTGATTCCCTGGCTGTTGGTCACGACCTTGCCCACGGGCAGGCCGACCCCGGCCGGGGCCTTGACTGCCGTTCCGAAGAACTCAAACCCGCTGGTCGGGTTGCCGTGCTGCTTCCACGTTCCCCGAACGGCCGGGCTGGTGGTGGTGGTGGTGGTCATTGGTGGTTCCAATCCGGCCCCCTCTGGGGCCTGCTGCTGCCCCCCCTGCTGGGGGGCGGTACACCCATTACAACCGCGCCCCGGTCCCCAGTAGTGCCGGTTTACGTGTCGTCTACCTCACAGTCCGTAATGGAGCTGCGCAGTCCTACTCTGGAGTCGCGGCCCAGGGTCGCCGGTTAGGGTGGTTCCAATCCCGGCCCTGGGCCGTTCAGCCTGGCCACGCCTACGATTGGCCGCATGACCGGCACTGACCGGCGCCGGTTCCCCCCGTGCCGACGTGCGTTCGACGGCGAGGTGTGCCTACGCCGCGGCGAGCACCTATGCCGGCCCCGCGCCGACCACGCCCTCGCGTTCTTCCGCGAACTGCTGGTCCACACCAAAGGCGACTACGCCCGCCAGGCGTTCACCCCGGCCCGGTGGGAGGAGACCGAGCTGCTGACGCCGCTGTTCGGGACCGTGCAGTGGGAACCGACCTGGGAGAGGTACCTGCGCAGGTACCGGGAGCTGTACCTGAGCACCGGCCGCAAGAACGGCAAGACCGAGCTGATCGCCGGTCTCATGCTCTACATGCTGGTCGCGGACGGCGAGGAATCCGCCGAGGTCTACGGGCTGGCGCTGGACAAAGACCAGGCCGGGCTCGCCTACTCGGCCGCGGCCCGGATGGTCGCCCTGTCGCCCGTGCTGGCCAGGCGGCTCGACGTGGCGCTCGGCAAGCGGCGGATCTGGGACGAGCAGACCGCCAGCTTTTTCGCCGTCACGGCCGGGGACGCCATGGGGGCGCTCGGCCCGAGCCCGCACGCCGCGTACATCGACGAGCTGCTCGCCCAGCCGAACCGGGAGCTGTACGACGCGCTGCGAACCGGGTTCGGCACCCGGTCGCAGCCGCTGCTCGTGCTGGCCACCACCGCCGACAACGACCCGTCCGGGTTCGCCGCCGCTGAGCGGGCATGGTCCGAGCGGGTGGTCGAGGATCCCGAGCTGGACCGCGCCCGCCTGGTCGTGCTGCACGCCGCGCCCCGCGACGCCGACTGGACGGCCGAACCGACCTGGGCGCTGGCCAACCCCGGCCTCGGGGACTACCTCGACCCGCGCATCCTGCGCAGCGAGTGCGCGAAAGCGATCAAGAACCCGGTCGAGGAGCGGGCGTTCCGCCAGTACCGGCTCAACCAGCAGACCGCCCAGGCCGGGCGGGCAATCGACCTCGGGACCTGGGACCGCGCCCCGGCCATACTCGAGCTCACCGGCCGCACCTGCTACGCCGGGCTCGACCTCGCCAGCACCATCGACCTGGCCAGCTACTGCCTGGACTTCCCCGATGCAGAGGGCGGGCACGACGTGATCTGGCGGGTGTTCACCCCCGAATCGGCGATCGGGCAGCTCGACCGGCGCACGGGCGGCCGGGCGACGACCTGGGCGGCCGAGGGGCTGATCACCCTCACCCCCGGAAACGTGATCGACTACGAGGCGATCAAGACCGCGCTGCGCACCGACGCCGAGACGTTCGACCTGCGCGAGGTCGCGTTCGACAGGTGGGGCGCAACGCAGCTCAGCTCCGAGCTGATCGAGGAGGGCTTCCCGCTGCTGCAAATGGGCCAGGGATTCGCGTCCATGTCCGGGCCGACCAAGGAGCTGCTACGGCTGATCGCCGCGGGCCGCTACCGCCACGGCGGGAACCCCGTGGTCCGCTGGCAGGCCGGGAACCTGATCACGCGCACCGACCCGAACGGGAACGTCAAGCCCGACAAGTCCCGCTCGGCTGACAAGATCGACTCAATCGTCGCCGCGATAATGGCGCTGGACCGGGCGTTCCGGCACGCCGTGGAGCCCGACCCCGACTACATCGCGGCCGGATGGTAGGAGGCACCGTGGACACCGCCCAGCTCAACCAGCTCCGAGAGGCCGCCGCCCTCAAGCTGACCATGCAGGCATCGCGGGCGGCCGGGTTCGCCGCCTACTACGAGAACGAGGCCGGGATCGTCGCCCTGCTCGACACCGAGGAACGGCAGACCTTCCGTACGTTCCTGGCCGAGTCCGGGTGCAACTGGGCCGAGCTGATCGTCAACGCGGTAGCCGAGCGGCTAGAAGTGACCGGGTTCCGGTTCGGCAGCGAGACCGACAACGAGCTGGCCTGGACGCTGTGGCAGGCCAACCAGCTCGACGCCGACGCGCAGCTACTCCAGAACGACGCGCTGGTGATGGGATCCAGCTTCCTGCTCGTGCAGCCCGACGAGACCAATCCGACCGGCGTGTCGATCACCGTCGAGTCGCCCTATCAGGCCACGGTGCTCTATGAGCCCGGCAGCCGCCGCACCCGCCGCGCCGGGTACAAGCGCTACGGCACCGCGACGGACTACGCGCTGAACGACTGGGCGATGGTCAACCCCGGCCAGCTCACCGGCAGCGGCCAGGTGGTCGAGGTGCTGGTCACCCCCGACGAGATCGCCACGTGGTGGCCCGACTCACGCGGCGAGCCGCAGGTCGAGGTCAACCCGGTCGGCGCGGTGTCGATGATCGAGGTGATCCCGCAGCCGCGCACCCTCGGCCCGCCCCGCGCCGAGGTCGAGCCGGTCACCTCGATTCTCGACCGGATCAATACCTCCACGTTCAACCTGATGGTGAGCGCCGACTACGGGGCGTTCCGGCAGATCTGGGCGAGCGGGATCAAGATCGCCCGGAAGATCATCACGGCCGAGGACGGGACCACCTCGCAGCAGGCGCTGCGCCCGTTCGACATCGGGAGCAACCGGCTGCTCGCGTCCGAGGACCCCGGCGCGAAATTCGGGTCGTTCCCCGAGGCGCTGCTGACCGGCTACCTGTCCTCGATCGAGCAGGACGTGGTCCACCTCGCCGCCATCACGCAGACCCCCGCTCACTACCTGATGGGGAAAATGATCAACCTGGCCGCCGACGCGATCAAGGCGGCCGAGGTCGGCCTGGTCGCCAAGTGCGGACGCCGCGCCGTCCACATCGGGGAAGGGTACGAGGAGGGAATGCGGCTGGCGCTCGGGATCGTCGGCTCCCCGGCCGCGACCAACATCGAGGCCGAAGTGATCTGGGCCGACATGGAGACCCGATCGGAAGGCCAGCGGGTCGACGCGCTGGTCAAGATGTCGACGCTCGGCGTCCCGGTCGAGGTGCTCTGGCAGAAGTGGGGCGCGACCCCGGCCGAGATCGAGCTGTGGAAGGCGATGCGGGCCGCCGAGGGGCTGCCGCCCGTGCCCGCCCCGCCGACCGGCCAGCCCGCCCCGCCCCCGGCCCCCGAGCCCGCGCCCGCGCCCGAGCCCGCCCCCGTCGAGTAGCAGTTGAGAGGACCAGATGACCACACCCCCGACCCCGCCAGCACCCGCCCCACCGGCTCCCCAGCCGCCGCCACCGGCCCCGGTGCCCCCGGCCCCCACACCACCACCCCCGGCCCCGCCCGGCCCGCCACAGCCGCCACAGCCGACTGACCCCGCCGACGAGCTGCGCGCCGCGCTGGCCCGCGAGCGGGACGACCGGAAGCGGATCGAGGCCGAGCTGGCCAAGCTGCGGCAGAGCGCAATGACCGACGCCGAGAAAGCCGTCGCCCAGGCCCGCGCCGAGGGCAAGGCCGAGGCCGAGCAGGCCGCCACGCTCAAGGTGGTCGCCGCTGAGTTCCGCGCCCGGGCGGCCGGGAAGATCGCCAACATCGAGGCCGCCCTCGGCGTGCTCGACCTGTCCAAGCTCGTCAAGGACGGCGAGGCCGACACCAAGGCCATCGACGCGCTGGTCGCCCAGCTCGCCGCCGTGCCCGCCCCGCCCCCGCCACCCGGCCACGTCCCGCCCGGCGCACGCCAGCCCGCGCCCAACGGGGAGTCCGACTGGCTCCGATCCGTGCGGCGGAACCGCTGACCGAGGACGAGCTGCCCGACGAGACCGAGGACGACGACCCGCCGCGCTGCCTGCTGTGCCTGGCGCGGCCCGCCCGCCCCGGCTCGGTCTACTGCGGGCGGCTGTGCTGGTGGCTCGACCGGCTCCCGCGCTGGGTGTTCCGCTAGGCTGGCCGTCAAGTGCGTGCCCGCCTGCTGGACGCCGTGCGTCGAGGGCCCCGCTCCACCGACGCCCCGCCGCCTCCGGTCGGGCACGCGCCATTATGGAGGGCGACCGCGCCGCCGCATTCTGCCGACTACCCGCTGGGCGTCCCTGTAGGACTCACACAGGCTCCGACCGGCCACTTAGGTACAACCACCCCGGCCCGATCTGTTAGGGATTCGCCCAGGTCACCCGCGTCTTTGGAACACCGCCTATCGAACACCTGGCGGCCCGGAATATGCGCGGGGCAGCGGTTGACAAAGGCTGACGGAACTAGACGCCGCGAGCCAGCGCGGGGCAGACTGTGCGTGATGCCGTAGCGGCGGGATGCCCGCGGCAGCCGGTAGCCGATTCCGGGGCGCTTCACGAGGTGGGACGCCGAGGCCGGGCCGGGGCGAGGCGGGATGCCTGCGCCGGGCCGGTGGCGCGCAAATGCGGCGTGACTCAATCCTGCCGTCACGCTGAAAGGCTCCCCCCGCCATGGCACCCCCGCTCGATTTCTCTGGCGTCATCCCGCCCGAATTCTCCACGCAGATCATCGAGGAGGCCGTGCAGGCGTCCTCGGTGCTGCGTCTCGCCCAGCTCATGCCGATGGGCACGAGCATCAGCACGCTCCCGATCCCGTCGACGCTCCCGACCGCGACGTGGGTCTCGGCGGCTGGCGGCCGGAAGGGCTGGACCGACCTCGCCCTGACGACCAAGCAGCTGCACGCCGAGGAGGTCGCGGCGGTCACGGCGATTCCGGATCAATACCTGGAAGACACGAGCATCAACCTGTGGGGCTGGGTCCGTCCGCGCATCGCGGAGGCTATCGGGGCCGCGCTCGACTCGGCGGTGCTGTTCGGCACCAACGCGCCCGGCACGTTCCCCGCGGGCGGGGTCAATGCGGCAGCGACCGCCATCGCCGCCTCGGCCGTCGATCAGGTCGACACGATCAATAACGCGATGGCCGCCGTGGAAGGCCAGGGCCTCAACGTCAACGGGCACGCGGCCGACCTCGTGGTGCGCAGCACGCTGCGCGGCGTCCGCGCCACCACGGGCGAGCTGCTGCTGGGCGAGTCGCAGGTCGGTTCCGCGACCGTCCCGACGCTGTACGGCGTGCCGATCCAGTACTCGTCGTTCACCAGCGTCGGCGGCACCAACGCGGACTTTTTCACGGGCGACTGGAACCAGCTGATCATCGGGGTGCGGCAGGACATCCGTTACGCGATGGACCCGAGCGCCGTGATCGCCGACGCGACCGGCAAGGTCCTGATCTCGGGGTTCCAAGACAACACCACGCCGTTGAAGGTGTGGGCCAGGTTCGGCGCGGTGATCATCAAGCCGGTCACGCGCCGCACCCCGGGCGGGGCCGTCCCGTTCGCCAAGGCCGCGCTCAAGCTCAAGGTCACCCCGACCGTCGCGGAGGCCGACTCCGAGTCCGACGCCAAGACCGCCAAGGGCAGCAAGGCGGCCTGACCGTGACCCAGACGCAGGCGTGGGTCATCGTGGCCGAGCTGGGCATCGTCGCGCTGGCTTACCTGGTGACGCTGTTCCGGGGAGCCCGGATCCCGCCGTGACGACCCCGGTCATCACCTGGCAGTCGTGGGCGCCGCCGCTCGACCCGCCCACGGCTGGCGGGCTGCCCGAGGGCACCGCGCAGGCCATCGCCGACGCGACCTGGGACGACGACCCGCATCTGTGCGCGGCGCTCCAGTGGGAGAGCTACGCCGCGATGCTGCCGCCCTCGGCTGCCGTGTCGCAGGTGGCTACCGGGGCGCAGTCGGTCACCTACTCACCGGCCGCCCCGACCGGCGACTACGGGCTCGCCGTGCAGCGGGCCGCGTGGCACCGCTCGTTCGTCTACGGCGAGGTGACCGGCGTCCCGATGGAGCTGGCCACCCCGCCGCTGGTGCCGGGCCGGGAGCTGGCCCGCGCCGCGATGCTGCCGCCCCCCGTGATCGTCGTGGACGTGCCGCCGTGACCGTGCTGCTGGCCACCGATCCCGTCGACCTGTACCCGGCCGAGGACCAGGCCGACGCGCACGGCTGGGCGCTGCCCGGCACCACGCCGGGCTGGACCGGGGCCGGGAACCTCCAGCTCTCGCCCGGCACCTCCGATCCGAGGGCGACCGACCGGGGCGGGCACGGCCCGTTCGACCCGGCCGCGGCCCAGGCCGGTTCGCTGTTCCTGCCGATGGACGCCGACCCGGCCGAGGGAATGACCGCCGTGATACGGGGCCGGCCGTTTGCCCTGTCCAACGTGCGGCTCGTGGTCGACCCGACCGGGGGCGGCATCGACTGCTGGGTAGCCGCCGTGGCGGGGACCGGCCAGTGGGGCGGCGACGGTGGCTAGCGGCGGCGCGGAATTCACCGTGACCAACCCGCACGCGAAGCGGCTGGCCATCGCCCCGGACATTCACGACATGGCCGAGCACCTCGCCGCCGACGCGGCAGCCCTCACGCCGGTCGACACGGGCCGGATGGCCGCCGCCTACGACGTGCAGCAGGGCGACGACCCGGCCACCTCGTTCGTGGTCAACCCGACGCCCTACGCCCGCTATGTCGAGTACGGGACGCGGTACATGCCCGCGTCCGCGCCGCTCGGCCGGGCCGCCGCCAACGCACGGGCTCGGGTGCGGTCATGACCGCCCCGGTGATCGTGCAGCCCGACCTCGAAGCGTGGGTCTGGGCCAACATCGGCGGGCTGCCCGGCGTGACCTCGTTCGCCTACGCCGCCACCCAGCTCTGGCCCGGCTGGGTCTACGCCCACTCGATCCAGGCCGACGCCCGCTCGGCGCGCAAGCAGGCCGCCCGCGACACCGCCGAGCAGGTCCGGCAGATCCTCTGCGGGCTGCCCGACGTGGCCTGGTCCGAGGGGACCGTCTGCTACGTGCAGCCGGTCGAGGGCCCGTTCTGGTTGCCGGATGACGACGGCGGCCCGCGCTACGTGGCGCGGTATGAGATCCGCGTTCACCCGCTCCGCGACAGCGGAGCCATCCTGGCCGCCCCGGTGGCGGCCCGTCCACCCCGCCGCAAGGCGGCATCCCCCGCATAGGAGCACGCTGTGACAACTCCCGTTTACGCCCTCAAGCCCGACGAGGTGCAGACCGGCAGCTCGAACGGGCCCGGTATCTATCTCGCCCCGGTGGGCACCGCCCTCCCGGCCGACACCTCCACGCCGTTCGGCACCCCGTGGGACATCCTCGGCTATCTGAGCGACGATGGTCCGACCGTGGGCCAGGCGACCGACAGCAACGACCTGATCCCGTGGCAGTCGGTGGTCCCGCTGCGATCGGTGATCACCAAGCGGACGATCACGCTTCAGTTCATTTTGTGGCAGCTCAACGAGCTGACCATGGGGCTGTACTTCGACGCCGACCCGCCGACCCCGGCCGCTGACGGGTCGATCTCGATGACCGTCCGGTCGGACACCCCGCAGCACCTCTACGCCATCGCCATCGACGCGGCCGACGCTGACCGGGTGATGCGGCTCGGGTTCACCCGCGCCTCGCTGAGCGACGCGGGCGACATGCAGCTCAAGCGCGGGGAAGCCGTGCCGCTGGACTGCAAGCTCACCGCGCTGGACGACGCGGGCGTGATGGCGACCATCCTGCTCGGGCCGGGCTCCGGGGCGCTGGCTGCCGGTGCCGCCGCTGGCACCACCAAGTCGACCGTCCGCAGCGGGTGAGCGGCAACCCGCGCAACGGGACCACGCCCGAGCCGTTCGACCTCGAAGCCGCCGCCAAGGCCGCGGCAGCCGAGGCCGAGGCCGTCCCGTTCGCGTTCCGCTACAAGGGCGAGAGCTACACGATCCCGCCCGTCAAGCAGTGGGAGATGACCGCGATGGAAGCCCTCGCGTCGGGTGACCTGACCGGGGCGCTGACCGACCTGCTCGGCCAGGAGGCATACGCCGCGCTGCGCGACGCCGGGCTCAACCTGGGCGAGCTGGAGGCGCTGTTCGAGCGGGTGGCTGGCGATACCACCGGGGTGAGCCTCCCAAATTCCAGGCCGCAGCAGCGGCTCGTTTCAACCCGGACGTAGAGGCCGCCATGCTCGCGGCCTACGGCGTGGACGTGCTCGACCCGGCCGTGTCGCTGCGCCGGGTGCACGTGCTGCTGGAGCGGCTCCCGCCGTATGCCCGCAGGCCGGGCGAGCAGTGGTCGACCGAGGCCGAGCTGCTCGCCGTGCTGATCGACCACGTGGCCGACCTGACCTGGGTAACGCTGCGCGCCAACGGCGCTAAGGGAGCCTCCCGGCCCCGCCCGGTGGCCAGGCCACGCCAGCGGGGGCAAGCGGCCCCACCGTCCGCACAGAGCGGCCCAGCGGCCCTACAGCCGGGCGAGGGCAAGGCCAGCTCGTGGGGCGACGCCGCCCGGATGCTGGCCGCGATTCCCGGCGTGGTGGTGAGCGATGGCTAACTACAGCTACGGCGGGCTGCTGGTCCGCGTCACGGGCGACACCGGGCCGCTGACGCAGAAAGTCCACGCCGATGCGGTCAAGGCGGGCAACGACGCCGGGCGCACCATGGGTCAGCGGATCTCGGCCGGGATCGGGCGGGCGACCGGCTCGATCGGGAAGGGCCTTGCCACCACGCTGGGCACCGCGACCCTGGCGGCTACCGCGTTCGCGGCCAAGTCGATCAAGGTCGCGGCCAACGTCGACAAGATGCGCACGGCGCTCAGCGCCGTCGCCCACGCCAACGGGCTCTCGACCGCTGCCGTGCAGGGGACCGTGGAGGCGCTGCGCAAGCAGGGCCTGACCGTGGAGGCCGCGACCTCGGTCACGACGGATTTCGTCAAGGAGCACCTCGGCCTGGCGAACGCCGTGAAGCTGTCGACCGTCGCCCAGAACGCATCGGTGATCTCGGGTAAGAGCGTGTCCGACGTGATGGAGCTGATCACCCGGTCGGTCTCCACCGGGAACACCCGGATCCTGCGGCAGGCCGGGCTCGTCGTCAACACCAAGGACGCATTCAAGACCTACGCCGAGTCGATCGGCACGACCGCCTCCAAGCTGACCGGGGCTCAGCGGTCGCAGGCCATCATGAACGCCGTCATGGAGTCCGGGCAGCACATCGCCGGGGCCTGGGCGGCGACGCTGAACGACCCGGCGCGGGTGCTGGCCAGCTTCCCCCGGCTGGCGCACGACATCCAGGTCAGCCTCGGCGAACAGCTGCTCAAGAGCTTCGGCCCGCTGATCGTCTCCATCGGGAAGATGGCCCGCGGGCTCAAGGACGCCCTCGCGCCGGGCGGGGCGCTGGCCCCCGTGCTCAAGGCCGTAGGCGACGCCG